ATCGATATGATTCCTGTGACTTACCTGCCGGAGCATACCATCTGTATAATTCAATATAATCCATTGTCGCAACACCAACAAATTCATAAGCTGTTAGTTCTCTATTGTTGATGACAGCTTTACGTTCAGATATGTAATACCAAGGAGATAACTTCTTAGTTTCCTCTTCACCGAGAATTTTACGGAATCGATTAACCAAATATGGAATATCAAAGAACTTAATGTTCCATCCAGATATAATATCCGGACAATTAGTTTCCCATAACTCCAAGAATTTCTTGCAAAGAGTATATTCATCTTTACACTTGATATAAACTTCTTCGCCTTGAGTTACATAATCACCACATCCAAACACATACATTTTGTTATTCATGTACTTGATAGCAATAGCAGTAATGGCTTCGTTCGCTAGATATGGATCCGGGAATCCATTTTCAGAACCAACCTCGATATCAATTACAGCAACGGAGATTTGATCCTGGTCCCAATCAACCATTCCAGGATGGTCATCAGCAATAAAAGCATATTCATATGAGGTATTACCAAATATTTTGAATCCAGATACATCAGAATATTTTTTAACAAACTCCCTAGTATCACGGATACCACCGGCCTTAAACGGTTCAAGGTAATCACCACCTAGATTGGTGTAATTTGTAACCTTTTTAGCTGGAACAAATAGAGTCGGCTGATATTCAATCTTCTGTTTAAATCGTCTACCATTTTTGGCGCCACGATATAATATATTATTACCAACTGATTGCACATTTGTATAGAAGTGGGATTTCAAAAATAATTATCCTAAGATTAGTTTCTTTTCTGGTGGAGTTACAAGACCCGTGCCGAAGATTTGATTGTAATTAGACTTAAAATCTTCAGATGGTTCATAATTATAAACTACATATTTCTTACTGATTGCGAATGTAGTTCCTGATTTTTGTTCAGCGTGCATTGGGAATGGTGTAAGCCCAATGTTTGGTTGACCATTTTGGCCTCGAACAATGGTGATGCCTACAGGATTCAATAGAACATAATCCGTTTCTGTTTGGGATTCCACTTCTCCCAATACATCTTCGCCGGTGATTAATTTAAGTACAATAATATCCATAATAGCCCCTTCATTTAAGAATATCTATTATATATCAAAAATGAGTTGGTGTCAAGTGATTAATCTTGGGATTCGAGTGCCCACAACAATTTTTTATTTTTGTCACGGAGTAGAAAGTTGAGTTGTTCTAGCATTACTATTCTGTCTTTTAATTCACATACTTCTGTTTGCATCATAACAATTTCGGCAGCTGACATAGCATGGCCGTATTGTTTTTCGTCTGACATGGAATTATCCCATTTGGATGGAGATATTATTTATGTATAAATAGCGTACTATGATAATAAACATACCAAAAAGAATAACAGCAAAAGCAAGGATTTTCATCAGAAGAATGGATGATTCCTTATTCTATGCGGTATTGGTTTTTCTATTGTGGATTATATCGACCTGTTTTATCTCTAATCCTACTTAATTGGTATCCCGTAGTGGATTCGAACCACTGGCCTAAGAGGTAGAAGCTCTTTGCTCTATCCAGCTGAGCTAACGAGATATATTGGGCCCGGTGGAGGGAGTCGAACCCCCGCCAAGAGATTTGGAGGCTCTTGTGCTACCATTACACCACACTGGGGTAAAATTTGGTGGAGTGTCCTGGGATCGAACCAGGCGTGCCATGGGCGGCGGATTTACAGTCCACTGCATCACCGTTGATGCTTCCACTCCGTAATCTTTGGCGACCGATGAGAGAATTGAACTCACATTTCAGGATAGACAATCCCGAGTAATATCCATTATACGAATCGGCCAAAAAACAAACCCGACTAGATTAAGGTCGGGTAATTAATTAATCATGAAACCATTCTATCATGTATGTATGCTTAAGTCAAGCACTTTTTAGTTAATCTTCAAAGATCCCGATAATTTCTTCTTCGGTCACTCGATAACCATTTTCACTAAACGCACTTGTTTTATTCCAATTAACTAATACTTCATCACCAACTTTAATATTTACCACATCAGGTCCAACCGAAATAACTGTAGCACGGTCCGCTTCAGCTCGGTCACCACCAGGTAATACAATACCACCTGATGTCATTTCGTCTTTTTTGATACGTTCAATAATTACATTGTCTTTCAAAGGTCTAAGGCTCATATTGTTCTCTTATTCAGTTAAAAATTGTTGTTTGTTTTCTGTTAAAGTTTTTTGCTTAGCTTCTTCCAATTTCTTTAAATATTCTTCATTGGTCAAAGAATGAGATTTATCACAGAATCCACTAAGACTACGGCCACATCCACATTTTGTTTCATCCGGCATTATTGGTCCCTTTCCAAGATTGTTACACCATTATTGTGTGTAAATATTTCTCTAATTTTCCAATGAGGATTTTTAGCTAAGAACTCCTCAATAGCAGGTACTAATCCTTTAGGTGAATCTGCCGGTACAGCCGATTCAATGTGAGCATTGGCTGCATAAGGCGGTTCATTTACATGGCCGTATGTAGTTGTATCATGGAATCCAAGAAGTCGTTTAGCTTGGTTACCGTGTCTTTCTAATTCTTGTTTTAATTGAGCATAGGTGTGAGCTGTGTCAATAAAAAGAAAATCAGTTTCTTCAATTACAAATCCAGGCTCTAATGTACTTTTATGTAAGAATTCAAATTCAATATCATTCTCTTTGCAAAGTTCTTGAGCATAAGACATATTAGGGGATACATAGATATCGATGCCAACAAATTTAGTTGGTTCACCAGCTAGAAAGGCCCATGTACTGGTAATTTCTCTGGTGCCCATTTCTGTGATGTGTTTGCATCCTGATGAATATTTTAGTAATGTTTCTAAATGTTCGTTGATATCGCTTGGTGTCTGAATTTTTTCATTCAATTTATCATATATTTTTTGCATATTTATTCCATACTCTAAAATTTAACTTAATTATTTATAATTAAAAATAGTGTGTTAGCCAAAAATTAGCCATAATGTGGACACAAGTAATCATCTCAATAACTCTCATAAACCACCAAAGTGTATCTCGTTCAGGATGTTTCATACTTGTCCGTATTAATTCCAAATATTAGTTGTATTGTCTTGTTATGAATAGCCATCACCCGACTATTGTTTGCTTTTATCGATAACCACTTATACGGAGATGCCGTCACATCTTTATTCCGCTTTCGCTTTGTCAACTCGTTACGTGTGCCTGCAGACATTGACGTAAGTGAGAGTGCATTTTCCAAGTGGACACTGGAATTTTCCAAAACAATACAACTAATAATTGGAGCGAGGTATTGGATTCTCACCAATCTAATAAGTTGGACACCTATCATACTATACAGTCCCTCGCATTTGGAGCGGCGTTCTGCTTTGCACAGGTAAGTCAGAGGGGAACCCTAACTCGTACTATTACACGCCGCATTTCTTAACTTATGAACCCATTATACTATACTATATGTGTTTTGTCAAGCGAGATTTCTCCCGCTTGTTCACTTATTTGGTTAAAACTGGAATATTAGAAATAACAATCTTACGAGGTTTCTTTTCCTCTGGAATTACATTTTTCAATGCAATCTCCAAAATACCATCAACAAATTCAGCCGAACCAACTAAAATTGTATCAGCTAATGTAAAACTATGTTGGAAATCTCTTGCTCCAATTCCACGATGTAAATACTCAACTAATGAATCTTTTTCATCTTCCTTTTTTTCACCAACAACTAATAATTTATTATCTTGGAATGTAATTTCTAATTCATCACGCTTGAAACCCGCAACAGCAATTTCAATTTTGTAATGAGTATCATCTATTTTATATATGTTATATGGGGGGTACGTTTGGGTGTGTTTCTTTCCTACAGAATACAATTCATCAAGACCATTGATTGTTGAAAAAAGTCTGTCGAAACCTACGGTTGTAGGCAATAGTGAACGGTATAAATCTACCATGTTGTTTCTCCTTAAATTAAGCGAGTTAATAAAAATATACACCCCGAAGGCATGTACAAGTTTATTTATACAAAAAAATACACCAAGGTTGCGCTTCTTTGATAGGCGTGGTGTATATGTTGCTCTGTGGATGGATTAAGTAGCGAATTCAATCCATCCCGGCGAGTCACCGTCACGGTCCTAAGGCCATGATTGAGAGCTCTTGCGTAGTTGCCCAGAGGCAAGAGGCATATTACTTTTATTTGTTCATAACATACATAGAAATTTCAAAACCCCATCTCATTTCAGTTGCTGCTGGTGTAGTCCACATGGTAAATCTCCTTAAAGGTTATTGATAATATGATTTCTTTCTCAATGAAAGAACCTCTATTATACTACCTTATTTACAATCCGTCAATAGGAATGACATAGTGTAAATCATTAGATTAGTCTGCGTAATTCTTTGAAACGGGCTTCTTACCAATGTTATATTTAGATACTAGATTCCAGTCATTCTTTTCTTTAAATGGAATAATTTTAATCTGTGAGATTGATACAATAAGGTCAACTGTTTGCTTAGGATTAACAATTTTAACCAATTCCCATTCAGCTAATAAATTAGCAATTGAATTTCTTCGGGCTAAGTCATTTTCTGTTATATCGGAAGGTTTACCATCTAAAGCAAATAGTTCTTTGAAATGAACAATATAATACTTACCTTGCTTATGTAAAATATGGCAGGATTGATATAAGGTATTATCCTTTTTCGAAGCCAATCCAATGCGGGTTAAGGTTTCTTTAACTTTAAGGAAATCATCTTTCTCCCCTAAGGTCACTTCGACCATATCTTCTATACGAATCATTTTTTTGTCACTCCACCTTTGTTTGTTTTTTCTTTTATTAAAGTGATTTGTTCATCGCTTAGAACACGTAAAGCTTGCTTAGCTTTCTCGTTTGAGAAACCAAAATATTCTTTAATGGGCTCTAAATCTTTATTAACTTCAGCTTTTTGCCACGATTGATATTTTCGTTTCATTGACCTTATGTTATTTAGGTAATACTGGAACTGTAGTTCATTGTCCAGGCCTGGGTGCATATTCATCTCATTTGCATATAATATGCAATCGATGTAATACGATAAAGATTTATTTACAATAAATGGTTTATATTCTTTTACATCCTGTTCTGTTTGTAATACATTCTTTTTTGTTTGTAAAATAGCGGGTATGACTTCCTTAAACAAATCTGCCATATTACACTCCACACAATTCAAATATATTTTGTTTTCTAATAGATGAAACCATTTGTTGAGAAATTGAGTTTGACTTTTTTCGTTTATTAGAAGAATTTGATTGGTGGCCAAGATTCATCAATAGTGGTTGTTTGTATCTTTCTTGGTACTTATAAATCATTTCACTTTCTATCCACAAAAGCCAACTTAATTTATTCATTTGAGCAACATGTTTAGGTGGTGTCATAAAACATACACAAATAATTTCACCCTTAGCTAATCTTTCAGAATACTTATTATGAAAAATCTGATATTTTTTTTCCGTTAAAGTATTAAATGCTGTTTTGTGTGCTTTCATTCTACCATGAGGTTGGGTTTCATATCTACCTCTGTTGGTATTTTTATCTTTTCTATCATAAGTATAAGATTCATCTAATCCTCCTGACATACCAACATATGCACAATCTTCCAATTCATACGGTAAAGTACAATTATCTGGAACTGTAGAACAAACAGCAAAAGCATAAACTACATCCGTGAAACTATTTGAATATCTTAGAATATCTTCATATTTAAACCAATTAATGTCCATGATTATTTGTAACCCAATTCAACCATAAACTCTGTCAGGCAAGCCACTAGGTTAATCTCCTGGTCTGCTACAAAAGCGGACTGATACTGGTATCTAGCCAAGATAACAACAGCCATAGGCACTGAATCTGGTTTCAAGTGTTCAATCAAGGAATCATAAATTTTACGATAAATTCGTGATGCGTCATTATCTAAATTTTGTGTCACCCATTTACGCATTGAACCAAAATCTTTATCTTTAAGAGATGTAATAACCGTGCTCAGATTAATATCCGCTAGATTGGAGAGTATCCCTTTATCAATTGTACCTGACGCAGCGTATCGTTGCAATTCATTAAGGATTCTACGATTATCTGGAAAGTGTTTGGTAATTACTGCAGCCACCACATCTTTATCATAGGTAATGTGTTCTTGCTCAAGAATCCACTCAACTCGTTTAAAGAATTGTGTTGCTAGTTTGGCTTTATTACCATTGGCTCGAAAATCAATTACGGTACAACGAGAATGAATTGGATCAATAATTCGGTTCTTAAAATTACAAGTAAATATAAAAGAACAATTACTAGCAAATTCTTCAATAAAACCACGAAGTGCTGGTTGTACTGAGTCAGCATTGGCATAATCAGCCTCATCAATAATAACAACTTTACGGCCACCAGTAAAAGAAACAGATGACGCATAATTTCTAATTTTGACACGCAAAGTTTCAATCAATCGGCCTTCATCCGATCCATTAATGACCATAAAATCGCAGCCAATTTCATTACATAAAGCTTTTGCTATTGTTGTTTTACCGACACCGGCAGAACCGGACAGTAATAGATTAGGGATTTCTCCCTTTTTGACATACTCTTGAAAGGCAACTTTGATATTATCGGGAAGAATACAATCTTCCACTTTTGACGGCCGATACTTTTCGGTCCATAAGATTTGTTCATTCATTCACACACTCCATAATAAAAATTACCGCTCAGTAATATTTAATACTACTTAGCGGTTTTGGCTACATAATATTACTGCTCAGTAACTAATCTTTTTCATTTAATCTTGCTACAACATCCATAAACTGGTCTTTTACTTGAAATGTTGTTCCATTGGTACAAAAAATATTTGTTATGAAAATAGGATCAACATGTTTCGATATATCATAACTTGACGGAAACACAGATAACACATGGTCAGAATTGATAGCAATAGCTTTGTCTGCATTACCTTCATACACATTAACAAAATATTTAAGTGCCATTATTTTACCTCCGTTACGCCAACATACAAAGCTTCAAATTCCTTATCTTCAACCATCTGCTGGCTAAAAGATTGCTTGTAATGTACTTTAGCTAATCGTTTAACAATTTTCTTAGGAATCTTGTATTGGTCAAAAACAGCACCAACAATATCTTTAATTGCTACATTTTCATCAGCGATTTTACGATAATGAATTGAGATTTCTTCAATAGCATCACGGATAATTTTTAAATCATCTTCTTTAAAATCACCAAAAATTGTATTCACTTGTATGACCATAATTAGTTTCCGTATGTACTTCCTGTTTCAGTTGCAATCCAATATTGGATGTTTGCTTTACTGTTAGTAAAATGTGAAACACCTTTGGATGAAATTTCAACAGAATATGCACCAGGTACAACCTTTAAGTTTTCAGTTTTAAAGATGAGTTTATATGTCTTTTCGGAATTAACACCAATATCAACAGAATTTGTTGCGGCTGAATTATCAGAAACATCAAACGATACAATTGAAACAGTTTTACCATTACTAGATACAGCAATATTGGGTGAACGAAGAACTGATGCAGTCTTTTGGATCCAAGCTAAATCTTCTTCAGTTAAATTAAACTTCACATCAATAGATGGTAGTGTAATATTCTTTTCTGGTGGAACCACAATCATTGATTTCTCAGTAAAACGATAATCAATTTTTGACCGGCCATTTAAAAATTTAATGATAACTGTATTATCACTAAATTCAATTTCTGGATCCTTATTCAAGGATAACACAGATAAGAAATTATTCAAATCATTAATACCAAAATCTTGTGGAAATTCATCTTCTACAACAGCTTCACATAGAATATTCTTTTGTGGAGACATTGTACGCAATGTACTACCTTTTGTAAAATAAATACCTGGATTGATAGAAGAAAAATTCTTCAATAAATCAATTGTTTTAGGCGAGAACTTCATTTATTACTCCTTCATTATGTAACATATTAATAGTATCACGGTTTTCAATCTTTGTCAATATACATTCAACCGTCTTTTTCAAATCACTCAATGT